GAGCCTTCAGTTGCTCAAGCGTAATGCCTGGCCTATCTGCCAACTTCGTCACATCACGCAGCCTGTTCTTTTCAGCAACGATAGCAGCGGTGCTGTCACCTGTCTCCATTGCCCGCTGAAACGCAACATCCTGAGCTTCTAACAGTGGAGCACGTTCAGCACGTAGCCTGTCTTTTGTTATCTCTACGGCTTTTGGCATATCAACTGTGATGCCGCCTTTGTCTTTCCACGCATTGCGGAAAGTTCTATCGGTTGGCACTTCATCGTCATTGACAATTCGGTAAGGTACGCCCGCAGGTACGTCCTTCGCAGCCACTTCCTCGATAGACAATTCGCCTGTTGGGTGGATGATTGCAACGCCTGTTTCTGTTGGGTAGATTATTTTCATATGGACTTTTCAGCGAAAGATGGAGATATTGACATAAGAGTTATCTTCGTAGTTCAGTGACCCCGATGGAGAGCCAATGGTCACGACTCGAACTGCTGAATTGGTCGGTTCTATACCTTGTCTGATGGTTAAAAAACCATGCGATGTGGACTGAGCAATAGCTGTCCCAACTATTGCATAATTCGCATCCGGCATTGCAGTCGTGAAATTAACCGTGTAATCACCCAAGCCGCTATCCGTAATGCTCGAAACATTCCCGCTTGCACGAATAGACACAGTGCCAGTGCCGTTGAAGTTCACCCATGCGCGGCAGGCGTAGACTGGGGCGGCTCCGGTGGCGTTAAAGGCCTCCCGGATGCCCAAAGGGTCAACGGCTTTGTTTTCGATTGTGCCTGCGATATTTTCCGCAGCAGAGGCGTAGGTAATGGTAGGCGAGGCCACCCACGACGGAGCCAAAGTCGTCCCGTTAGCTTGCAGAATCTGCCCAGCCGCACCGTTTGCTAGCATTGCTGTTACACCTGCTGCGGATTGGTAGGGGACAGAGCCGCCTGCACCGCCAGCGAGGTTGGTAGCTGTAGTAGCTGTAGTAGCTGTTGTAGCTGTTGTAGCTGTAGTAGCCGTAGTAGCTGTAACCGCACTCGCTACGGAAGCCCCCGCTAAGTCTCCCACTCTCACCGAATCAGTTGCACCTACCCCGGCACTCAGCCCTGTGAGCTTAAACCCCCCCATAGGGATATTCGCCAACGCGGCACTCTGCCCGTCCCGAAGTAGGCACTTTGTCAAAGCCGTTTGCAAATCCGCAAGCAGCGTATTGTACTTCCCCGAGTCAATTACTTGCCCGGAGACAGCCTCAGTACCTGAGGGTACCCCATAATTCCCGTTTCCATCATAAGGCATTATTCATTTCCTTCCGTGCGGGTTGAACTGTTGATCGCTCCGACCAATCCCTGCTCCCGCATTGCGCGAGCTACCGTCGGGTCTGTTTTTGCGATTTCAAGCAGTTTCATGTAATTTTCTTGCGTGGGGTTAGCCAGCAAATTTGAGAGATTCGTGTTCGCCTTGAGGCGGCTGGAATTGCTCAGCATGTTCCATACAGCTTTGAAAGGCTGGACAAGCACACCTGCCGCGGGCTGTCGCAGGGCTCCCTCAATACCCTCCATACCGCGCTCTGCTGTGTTCCGCGAGAGTCGGTCAGCCGCTCTGAACTTCTCGTTCGTGTTTGTCGCAGCTTGCGGGTTGATCTTCCTCAGCTCCGTTGCCAACTGCGCCCTCAGCATGTCCTGAGTGGAGGAGCTGTTCAGCGTGTTAGGCATTGGGGTAAGTTTCGTGTCTGCCAGTGCCTGCGTGATGTTGACCTGAGGACTGTTGGCCCTGTAAGCCCCCATAGCGGCGCGGTAGTCAGGACTCAAACCCGCCAGTAATCGACTAGCGTTGCGGGAAGCCCCACCTGCCGCAGCATTGTGCAGGATGGTTCCAGCTGGGCCTGTTGGAGTACTGTCCCCCACGGTAGCAAGGCGTTTGACCTCCTTCGACAGGGCCTCGAGATTAACCCCCTGCGGAATGCTCTCGGCAATGTCAGTAATAGGTTGGTTCGAGGGGAAGGTGAATCCACTTCCCGGCAGGTGTGACTGCGCCTGTCCCGCAGGGATCGCGGGCATACCGGGAGCTGCGAGTTGACCTTGTGTCGGAGGGATCACGGACAGCGCGGTTCCGGCAGGAGGCGGGAGTTGAAGGCGAGGCGCGGCCAGTTGCGGCGGGGGCATACCACCCGGAGCCGGGGGAACGTCAGGGCCACCTGTGAGCACGCCGGGGCCAACTATAGGGCCGGGAGCCCCCGGCTGGGGTAGCGGATAGCGGGGCAAACCCTCCATTGTCCGGGCCGCATTGCTGAGGAAAGCTGCATCCTCGGTTCCAGCATTCCGGGGCATCTGGGCGCGTCTCTGAAGGGCCGCAACCACGCGGGAGAGCTGGTCCTCGGGCAGCAACGGAGCATTACGAAGATGGGGTAGCATGGCAGCTGTCCGATTTCGACGGGCAAGGTCAGCGATGGTCTGATCGGCCCCACTCACGACGTTCGTGCCAGAACTCGACACGCGGCCCGGAACGGCAGTCTGCTGTGCAATAGCCTTGCCCTCGCCGAGCAGACGTTGAATATCCCCGCCCTCAACCGCGCGGCTAACCAGCTTCGCGTGAAGGGGCTCTCCCCCCAGCTTGTTCGACAGGTCACGCTCCAGCGCCCCGAGTTGATTTGTCTGCGAGAAAGAATCTCCGATGGTGTTTGTGCGAGCACCCGCAGCCTGCAGTCTTGCTGTTTCAGCTTGGGCGGCCTGTACTTGCTCCGGGGTGATAGCTTTGGTTACGTCATGCAGAGGTTTGAGTTCTGTCGGGGTACGCAAGCGACCCGCGATAGCCGCGAGGAGTGCCGCGCTCGCTCCGCCCGCAAAGCGCATTAAAGGGTTTTGCTCACGTGTCTCATCAAAGCCGCGACTCATATCTCCGCCTAATTCAGCTGCAGCTCCTATCCCCGCACTTTGCACTGCGGGGTTGCCAAGCATCCGAGTAACCAGTCCTGGCGGAGAGAGAGAAACCGCTGATTTGAAAGCTCCGGCTCCCCCAAGCGCAAGGCCGCCAGTACCCTCGGCCGCCGAGTTCGTGTAACGGCCAGCGGTAGTCTGGGGTTTGTGAAATTCCAGCCCGGCCTTATCATTGAGCACCTCAAACATGCGGTCGGAGGTGGGCTTTTCATACTCAGGATCGATGGTGCCGGGGCGAAGCTTATTAATCCCGGCAACAGCCAGATTCCCTAAGTCAGCAGCGATCAGCGGAGCCCTCATAGCCCCTTTGTTGAATCCGCTCAGAGCGCTATTCACCACATCCAGCGCTTTGTCTTTGAAGCTCAGATCCGGCTGCGCCCCTTGTGAGTGCAGCCACTGCAGCTCCTCCTGTGTTGGGTCGAGGGGAACTTCGACTACCGAACCGTCCGAGAGTTTGTACTTTCTGGTCATGGTGCTACTCGCTTAATCCGGCCCCTAGGATCAACGGCAAGGGGTGCAGCAGAATCCGCAGGTTTCTGGAAGCTGAAGTTCAAGTCAATATCGGAAACAGGCTTGCCATCGAAGGTATATTTACTCATATCATGTCCGGCCTCTTTCATCAACTGATACGTGCGTCCGAGAAGTGCGGGGTCTTTTGTGTCGATACGGTTCAGTTCCATGCGGAAAGGATTGTACTTCGAGGGGGTGCCCGAGGTTTGCTGACGCACTTCTTCAACCTGCGCATTATGCCGATCCACAGTCATGAGGTTCTTCGCCAGCATCATGGCATTGATCTCGCGCATGGCAGAAGGGTCTGTATCGATAGAACCAAGGAGCTGCTGTAGCATCGTCACGTCATTGGAAGTGACCGGGGCGAGTTTCCTTGCGTTAGCCAGGATATTATCCCCAAGTCTCATGCGCATTTCTTCAGTCAGACCAGTCTCCGGAATCTGTACTCCGAAGGCTTGCCCAAACTTACGCACAGCTTGGAAAGTCGAGGCCCCGCCGCCTGTAACGGCCCCCTTGTTCAGCAACTCATTTGTGCGAACAATAGTGCCGATCTGATTTGGAATGTCCACGACCTCAGTTCGTGACTTATCCAGCAGGTCGATGTACTTCTTATCAAGCTCAATGTCGGTCTTGCCTCCGTTTGTTTGCGTGACGGTCATCGCTTTCGGAGCGTATGTAATCGTAGGCTTGCCGCCTTTCAAATCCTGGGTCTGCGCGTAGGAGTTACCATTAGGATCAGTTCCGAAGATAGCGGCTGGAAGCTTAATTGCCGGGATAGGAGCCTGAGGATCATTACCCTGGATGTAACTCGCACCCGCGACAATATCACCCTCGCCAATCATCTTACCAATGGCATCCCGCTGCGCGCGCTGATCCTTCAGCATGTCAAGTCCCTGAGCCTGCACGTTCCCCCACTTCGATTGCATCGCGCGAGCAATCGCAGCCTTGATATCAGGCTTCACTCCCCCCTGCAGGATCGGGGGAAGGTCAGGCTGCCCTTCCCTAGGAGGTCCCGCCTGCGGCGTCAACTGCTTCGGCACTCCGTTGGCCAAGGTCTGCACAGCTTGCATATCGCCTGTGCGCGAGGCTTGCATATCCCGAACCATCGCGGCCTGCTCCTCCGAAGCTTGCCCCAGACCGCGCTGACCGAGGTAAGCATCCAGTGCATTGTTGATATAAGGCAGAACGCCTGGGCTCGCTCGGTGTAAGCCAAACATTTGAGCTTGGGGCACGGCCTTCTGGGATCGTGCTAGTAAGGCTTGAGCAATTGAGCGCTTGCGAGCAATATCTTGCTCTTGCACTTGGTACTCAAAAGGAATAGCCTCTTTGCCCGAGGTACCGAGGATTGAGTTTTCGTCTGCCATAGTAGTTACTTAAAGAAGTTACCGATGAGCGAACCGCCGCCCGTTTGGGGGGCTAGTGCGATTGAGGTACCCAGACTAAGTAGTCCTCCTAATTGATTGTCATTCGACTGTTGCCGCGCGTTGTAGGCGTTCATCTGATTAGCGTAGTTCGCGTTTATCATACCTGCTATGTCCGGAGCCTGTATCGACGGAGTCGTGGTGGCCGTAGGCATTCCGGCCACTCCTGCTACCTGTTGATTTCTGAGGGCGCTAAGTGCCTGGGCAATCTGCTGCTGCATGGAGAGCTGAGCCCTGCCCTGAGTCATGCCCTGAATGACAGACTGATCTGCTGCATCTGCACGGCCACGACTCTGACTATCATCGAGGCGAGTCATCTCGGTATTGAAGCCCTCGTTCCCAACCTGGAAACCGCGATCCGCGAGATTCGACTGCAAGGTGGAACGAGCCTGAGCATCCTCGGGGTCTTGATACCTCCGCATCCGCCCGTATATTGCATCAGCCACTTGCTGATTATAAGCATCAGCATCAGTGGAGATATTATCCGTGGCTTGCGCAAGCCGGGAAGTAGCCGAGTCGTAGATGCCCTGGGATTCCGGGGATAGTTCCTGCGTGTTTACCCAGTTATCAGGGCCCTCGAAGGCGCTGCGCAAGGGCTTTGCGCCTGTGGTGGCTGAGTAGGGGATTGAGGGATCTCCGACCTCACCTGTGAAATTGCCCCCAAAGCGATTCTTACTAAGTCCTCGTAGGCCTCCCGAGCTGCTCGGGGCCACGCCTCTCGGCGTATTATAAGCCGCCATTGCCCGGTCGAAGCCCGCCTGATCGAAGGTCTTCTCGTTAGTCCAGCGGGTAGAGCCAAACGGATTTACCGTCGAGGTTCTGGAATTTTCCAGGCTATACTGTAATGTTTTGCGATCCTCAGCGCCCTGTGCGGCGGCTGTTGTGTAAGGATCAGGGGCTGCTGGAGCCGACCCGCTGGATTTTCCCATTTAATCTACTCCAAATGCGGCACTTGTCTGGACGCAGGCAATAGATGTAAGCATCGCCGTCCGAACAACCGTCTTGAAGTGTTGCTTCACGGTAAGCACCAAGTTTTTCTACAAGGTTGATAGACTTGATATTAGAAGCAGTTACTAGGAATGTCAATCTGCGAAGTTTGAGCTGCCCGAAAGCATACCATAGACCTGCGTGAGCGAGGGCCCGCGGCCAGTTACCCTTGGTTAGAACGATGTCGGCGTAGCAGTTCGAGCCATTAGCGTGGTGGAAGGCGAGTGCCGCCTCAAGCTCCCCCCCGACTTCCCAGGCTATTGTTTGGCAAGCCTCGGGATGTTCGCAGTCTCCGCTGTATTGACGGATGAAAGAGCATATACGTTCCTGCCCCCCGTACACTATCATGACAGGAGACCTTGCTCTGCAAATTTATAGTCAAAGGCAAGGAGCACGGTCGTAGCGTGCTTGGACAAGACGCTGAATCGAGTAGAGAGCGCGATAGCCCCCCGAGCGGCTATCGTAACCCAGTCACGGTGCATATCGAAGCCGCCTCCCCAAAACGCTGTATTCCACAGGGCACTATCCCAGACACCACCCGAAGCACTCGTGGTTCCGAAACCAGTATCGGTATAGATGGCGGAGAAGTCCTGTGCGATGCCGAGGCTGTATCCAATGCTTGCATTGGAAGCGTAGATTGCTCGGATCATCAGTGGGAGAAGCTGCTGGCGCGTGCCGAAGCGAGCGAAGGAGGTGTCACAGACAGCCTTGATATCATTCCCAAAATCCGAGGTTCCATCGAAGGCCTTGGCAATCACACCTCCAGTGGTAAAATATGTCTCGCCATTGTATTCGATAAAGTCGGCAGCGTTCCACCCCGAGAAAGTACTCCAAGCCTTGCTCTGGGAGTTATAGACAAACTGAGTTGAAATAGTAGAACTAACTGGAACGTTAATGAGGACAAGGGAGCGCTTGGGGTTTACGTGAATTTTCCAGCCGGCATTGTTGCCGTAAAGCTGCGTCTGCTTCATGATTAATGCTTGAATCTTAGCGGTCAGGCTGGAAGTGTAGTTTAGCCCAGTGCTCTGCAAAATCGTAGACATCGGGATGACGCCGTTCTCGCTTAGATAGAGCAGATCCCCCCCGAACTTGACGAAGCAGTTCACCCCCATAGGCTTGCCAAGAGAGAATACGCCTCCGAGAGTCCAATTCGCTACTACCCCTGGATCACTGCCATGCCAGACTACAACCTCGCCGTTGGAAGTTGCAACTGCGTAGTGGTCATCCGGGCCAGAACCCCCGTCAATAGACCAAGTGCCTTGTCCGACAGCTTTACCCCCAAGTCGGCAAAGAGAGCCGATACGGAAGGCTGTGGCGGCGCCCCCAATACTGTCAGCGGGGAGGTAATAGAACCCAAGGAAGTCTTTATGGAGGAAATAGAGACGCTGACGATAGGTCTCAACACTGGTGAAGTTTGAGGTAGTGGGGCCGGTGATAGCAGGCGTCGAGACCCCTGTGACTGAAACCCACGAGGTTCCGTCGTAGAGCTTGGGGGTATCAACTCCGTTTACGAAGTAGAGGTACTGCCCCGCCGAGGTTGCGAAGTTGACAAATTTGCCGAAGGGGGCTGTACAAGCGGTCACGGCAGCCCCGAGGGCTCCATAGGTACTTACGTCGTAAATCCCGTCAGCAGCTGCAACGAACATCTTAGTCGCAGTTGCGGAGGAATATGTCATCAGAGTTTTGGGGGGAGCAGCCGCGCCAAACCCTGTTTTATACTGCGTGCATCCGGTTCGAGTAATAAGAGCGTCGGGCTGACATACCCAGTTATCAAGCTGGGCCGCGTATTCTTTAGTCAATCCCGCGAGAGTGGTCTGGGAGTTAAGTCCCCGAATCGGGGCTATAATTCCGTCAACGAGACCCTCTGCCTTGTCCGATACCATAGCGAGGTTAATTGTCATTATACAATCCAGTTCCCGCGAGGGATGATAATGCCAGGGGAGGCCGCATTTGGCGTGCCGTCAAGGTAGATAATCGGAGCGACTGTGTTAGAGGCGGCTTCTTGAGCTTTGGCAATGTCATAAGCCTCGAACTCATATCGATGCGGCATTTGCTTGACTCGGAGCCAGAACGCCCGAAGACCTTTTTTCATCAAAGCGTCCGAGAACACGCAGGTATCATCGTCGGTGACAAAGGTCGTCTTTCCGACTCCTGCTGACGTAATCCAACGCTTTGACTTGTAGAGTAGGCTGAGACTGTGACCTGCGGGCATCGACGCCTGAGTCCAAAGTCGCCCGCCTGCCACGCGGAAATAGTAGGAGGGACTGGCACTGGAATAAGCTTGCTCAGTTTGCCAGTTGTAGTCCGAGACAGGCCCGAACATAGGTTGGCGAGCGGTTTTATCCCAGAAAGTCTGCGGAATGATGTGGGCCATATCCTCGGGGAAGAGGGTGTCCAGCGCGCCCTGATCGGCCCCCGCTAGCGAGGTCCAGAGGGCCTCTCGCGAACAGGCCTGCCAGTTGGTTTGAGCCCATATGTCCTCGCCTACGGCCTGGAGAAGCTCCCGCATCTGCAGAGCACCTGTGTCTGCCGCACCCGCGAGAGCCGGCGGTACGAGCAGTCCGTACTCCCGGCAAAAGGACTGAACGAGAGATAGGACTGTTGAATTTGCCATAGAGTTCCTTACTTAGGTTTAGCCTGTGCTTTGAGTTCCGCGAGAGCTTCAGTCTGGGACTTCACGAGAGCTTCCATCTCGGCCAACTTAACCATAGCGGCCTCAAGGGCCTTGGCAGTGGCCCCCTTATCTTTGGCCTCTTCGAGCCACTTTTGAGCCATCTGCTGAAGCGTGTTGCCGCCCATGCCGATTGCAGCTCTGATCTCATCATTCGCATTAGCGAGGTCTTCCACCGTGAGAATCCCCGCAGCGAGGACGTTCTTACGCTGGGCGGGGGATAGTGGAGGCCAGGTCTTGATTGCCGTGCCCTGCACAGGTAGTTCCTCGCCCTTGCTCCACATCTCAAAAGCATTGCGATACTCGCCAGGCCATTGCGAGGGGATGCGCCCATCGCGAGCGTAGGCTTTGAGCTGATCCAGCCACTCTGTCGCGAGTTTCTCAATCGCGTCTTTCGAGCCGGGTGCTCGGACAATTGCCCAGGCTTTGTCCACCATGCGAGTCACTCCGTCGGTTGTGGGGGCAGAGCGATCTTCGACCGCCCGCATCTCGAACTGAACGTAGGGGCGAGGCTGCTCCTTATTCGGGTTGTAGGCTGCTGCTGCTGAAAAATCCATAAATGACTCCTGGGGTTGATAAAAGTGCAATGTTGATTTCAATACAATACACGGAGAAAAAGGGAAGTCAATCTCTCGACTTCCCCTTCCCTCTAGGTACTGATCAGTTAGGTGATCTGACCTTGTACGTGGGGGTGGTCAATGTGGAAGATGCCGTACCCTGTGTGGGTGAACGTCACCGTGACAGTACCCGTAGCCGTAGCAACTGCCGAGTTCGAGAACCCTGTGCCGCCCGGATCAATGGACTCGATTGTGCCCGCTGCAATACCGGTGCCAGATGGAACCAGGCCTGGGTACAGACCGCCTACATCAGCCACTTCGATGAACTTCGAACCCTTCTTAGTCTTGCCAGACTTGGTGAAGGTTGCCGAAGCCGCCACGAGGCAGGTAGCGCCCAGAAGAGCCTTACCAGCTGCGGCCGTAGGGGTCACCAGACCTGCCGTGCCGACAAAGACCGGGCCGACAGTTGCTGCCACGGAGGTTTTGATCGGGCACATGCCGGAGACCATGATCCAGCCGTAGCAGTTCGTGGCCGTGAAGTCACTGATTGTAACGTAGGCAGGGCGGCCGGTGTTGGCAGTCGCGGGAGTGGCCAGGATGTTCCAGTCTTTGTCAACGCTGACCAGTGTGCCTGGCCCGTGAGTAGCGACAGCTTTGACATACAGGAATTCGGCACCACCGCCGTTGATGACGCCTGCTGTGGCGTTGTAGTCGTAGGAGTTGCCGACGACGCGGGAACCCAGGGGCAGGGACTGAACTGCCTCGCCGGGGTAGAAGCCGATTGGGTCGGCAACAGTGTTTTGAGGAGCAAAGCGCATGATTTTTCCTTAATGTAAGTGGAATAGACCGCTTAGGCTTTGAGTACGCCCTGCAGCGAACGATTAGAGCAGGTCATGTTGCCCATCCAGAGAATGGGGATCACGGCAGCATCCTGGTTGATGGGGCGCAGACCTTCGCTCTCGTCACCCACCACGGTCAGGTTGGCGTCGGTGTGAGCAACCACCTCGATGTATTTCGTGTTAAGGAAGTACATGCGGGAGGCGGGCATACCTGAGTTGCCATCGAAAATGACCTTGGCTTTCTTGTAACGCAGAGCGATGAAACCAGCTTCGGCGGAGGCGCTGTCCATGTACTGCTTCTGGCTCGAGAGCCCCTGCTCGTAGAACGTGAAGTAGTCGTTGGAGGCCACGATCAGATCACACATGTCGTTGTTGCGAGTGGTCTCGAGGTACAATGGCAGCATCAGGGATTCCATGACACCTGCGGTGCCCGACGGGGTGATGGCAGCGCCGCCTTGCAGGGGAGCCGCGGCGGATTGCACCTTCGACTGCCAGAAAGGAAACGCGGCGGAGTCAATACCCCCGACGGTACCTGTGCCAGCATCGGATACGAGGGCTTGCAAGCCGCCGATCTGATTGGTCAAGGTGCCGTCAGCATACATGTCTGCGCTGAAGTTGTTGGCGAAGGTGTGGATAGCGTTGCGCATCCGCGACTTGGCCAGATTCGCAATCTTCGAGGCTCCGTTGTTGATGCGCAGGTCATTGCCGGAGGCTACGACGTGGATTGCGATATTGCGCCACTGGTACTCAGCGGCACTCAGCACATCGGATTGAGCGATGTTCAGGAGGTCGAGTCCAGAGTAACGCTGGTATGTGGCGTTGGAACCATATTCCAGCGGGATCACGATGCTCGTGCCGCCGTCTTCGGTGCGGCTACGACCGCCCTCAGCGATGGAGCGATACAGCGCGTTGTGCTTGGAGACATTGTCCATCACATCTTTGCGATGGTTGCGCATGGTCGTGGTGACCAGCTCGGTAAATACTGCGTTAGGAGATGCCATGATAAGGGCCCTTTAAAGATTTATTTCGGATAGTGTTTCGCGAGAACCTCTGCGATGGTATCGTCCATAGTTGCGGGTTTAGCGCGACTTATCGGTGTGGCCGTTGACTTTACGTTAGGCAGTTTCAGCGCACTCGATGGCGGTGGCGCGGCCTTAGCAGCAAGGGAGGCGATGTAGCGCGCCTTGACGCCAGGATTTCTCAACACAGCTATCTCATACGCTTCGGCCAAGCTTTGGGCCTGACCTTTTTTCATGAGTTGAAGGATGTCTTCCCCCACCTCATTGACAAATTCATTTTGTTTGTCACTGAAAAATCTGTCAACCTCAGCAGTAGCAGCGTCGGCGAGCTGCTTGTTGACGTAGGCAGCAGACTGCCGTGCGTTCTCGATCACAGGGCTGAGGGTTCGATTGAGTTCGGCGATCTGAGCAGGGGTAAAGCCTTCGTCTCGCGGGAGGGCAGCCTGCGTTGAGGCACCCTCGACAACGGCCTGAGCTTGCTGAGGGGTGAGATCAACGCCGTAGCCGCGAGCCAGTGCCATTGCGTGCTCGCGGCGCTCGGAGGGCGTTGCCCTGAGCATCTGAATATGGTTGTTGGCGAGAGTGGAGAGGATTTCCGGCAGGTTAGCGTCTGGGTATTCGGCCAGAACAGACTCGAAGGGCGATACTACACGGTTCCAGGCCTCGGCATTCTGCCGATACTGAGAAATGCCGGAGGTTACCTGCTGCTCACGCTCGTGAATGTACTTGCGAACGGAAGGGGAGACCGTCTTGTACTCCGCCTCCATTTCCTTCTTCCAGGACTTTGGGAGTGCGTCCCAGGCTTCCTGAGTCATTCCGGCAGCTTCGGCGGCTGCGGATACGACTGCCGGAGGGGTGGAGACCTCTGAGGGTGTGGTATGCTCAGCCGAGGAGACGGCAGCTTCGCTTCCGCCACTGGGCCCAGAGGTCTCCGTAGTTTTTTCCGAGGAGGGGAACATGTCCTTGCCGAAGGCTTCCGGATCGATTCCACCTGTTGATTCAAATTCTCCTGCCATGATGATACTCCTTAGATAAGATTTGCAGCGTGCATCTCGCTGACGGTTTGGTCAATATGCTTGTCGATTACTTGAAAAGATTTTTCGCGCTCCGAGGCGGCGCAAGCGGCAATGTGCTCTTTGAGCCCCGGTTCGTTCTCGATGCAGCCTTCACGGCGAAGGTCTTCTCTGCGCTGGGCGCGGGAGTTAATCCACTTGCCGGAGGCGGGACTGATATACGCGGGTATATCGACCTGGACGGCAGGGGCCGAGATGATGCGGGTCATGGCCTCGGAGCAGTGATACTCGGGGATGTCGCGCTGGTCGATCTTGCGAAAATGGGGCATTATATCCCCGCATACATTGCACCTAAAATCATAAAAAGGCATTAGTGTCTCCTACTGTAAAACTAACATGATAACATCGTGAGGTACATCGCCCCACCTCACGCGCCCCTTGAAGAGGGGTGGTGGGCAGGTTTTACGTTTCGGGTCAAGCGGGACATAGCTCACGTTAGCCGTCAGTTGCACGCTCTACTGGGCCGTTTCCTGCTGGCCCTCGTGGCTTCTGCTGGGTCATCGGCAAACCAGTCCTTTTCGTTTGCGCAATACAGGACTGTGCGCCTGTCTTTCCATGGCTCATCGGGCCAAACGTTCACATTGATTCCGAAGCAATCATCTAGCTCCACGAAGACCCACAGACCAGCCCACTTGGCAAACTCTTCGTGGTAGTGAACACCGTGGCAAAAACGGACGTAACCGCCTTTTGTGACCCTGCGCCACCCGTTTACTGTGAAACCATCAGGGGCTTTTCCATCATGCCAAGTTCGGCGATACCGCCCGCTCGTTGGTCGTTGTTCGTGTGGCATGGTCTTCTCGCTTCTGGTAAAGATGGCTAACAGGGCAGTCGAGTGGGACGCTACGCGCCCCTCACTTCTGCGATATGCCCCCGCTCCATATACAAAAAATGCGGGAATCGCCCCCAGTGGCTCTTGCGGATGACAATGTAGCCGTGCCAGCGCCTGCGCCAGTACAACGCAATGGCGAAGATGAGGCAGTTGGAGCGCATGTCACGAGGGG